TATGGATTGATTGCTACTATGGCTTCACATATTCCGTACATATTCCTACTCCTAAGCAGTTGTTATCGTTGAATCTTCTAATTCAATTAATGTTATAGTGCTAACAGCGTAAGTTCTATTTGCATGATTTGAATCACTGCTTTCTCTATTACGATATATTGTTATAGTATCATTGTGCCACCATTGATACTTGTACGTTATAGCACTAGTGGTTGATGGCGCATCAACAGCATTTGCCGTACTTTGCATGAGGTCATAAAGATTCCCACTACTAGCTTGACTTCCAGCATGAGTAGGCGCACGAAGGCCAGGAGTAGAGGTGCTACTCACAACCGCAGTCGAATCACGCAAAATTCTCATACCACCATAACCGTTATGACCCATACTAAGATTACCAGTTACCCATATCTTGCTTCCAGTTGAGGATGGAGTAATAGCTAGACTCACACCTACATCAGTCCAAGTGTGAGCCGAAACTGATATACTGGCAATAGTAGTAACATGGTGTGACTTTACTTGTAAAACTTTTCCACTACCTGCAGCATCAGCATATGCTTCTGTTGCATAAGTAGTAGGTGTGACCCACTCTGGTGCAGTTGCACCAGCATTAGTTGCAAGATGTTGACTAGCTGTTCCCTTTGCCAACCTTACATAATCGGTTCCATTATAATATAAAATATCACCTGCAGCATCACTGCCCATAGCAATTTTAGCACCAGTAACACTATTATCTTCAAGTGACAATATTGGAATTGATGCAAAGGATAATGTACCAGAACCATCTGTTTCTAATACCTGACCATCTGTACCATCAGTAACATTAAGTTGTGTAATACTGATTGAATTATCAGTTACCATCCTTCCATGTGTTTTAATAGTCATTTAATAATTTCCTTTTTAAGCTTTACATTTTAACATAAATCGTACACCCTGTCCTACTGCTGAAGAACCAATTTGAGTAACTTTAAAAGTTATTCTATCACCAGAAACAAAAGATGTAGTCGTAAGAACACCAGCAGTTATAGCAGTAGCACTTGCAGCGAACTGTGGTTTGGTTGAAGCATAAATTGTAGTACCATTTTTCATAACATCACATATAAGATTTGCTCCTGTACAGACAGTATCTATGTAACCAGCTTCACCTTGAAATGTTCCAGTTCGTCCCATAACCATTTCACCATACGTTTGAACTGCCACATTAGATTTAACTGTTGAAGAATCCCAACCAGCAATAAAAGATATATCATAATACCAACCACCCAAACCTGTCAGACCAGCAGATCGTACCCAATTTGTACCATCATAATACATAACATCACCTGTAGTGTCACCACCCAAAGCAATCTTAGTTCCATCAATAGTATTATCTGCTATATCAGCTCCTGTAATTGTTCCATCCAAAATTTCCTGTGAACGAATAGTTCCCGGAGTAATTGATGCATTTGTAATTGTCTGTGCAGTTATCTTTGCTTCTGTTACTGCATCATCTGCGAGTTTAGCTGTTGAAACTGAACCATCAGCAAATTTAGTTGCTGTTACCGCATTTGCTGCGATCTTGGCTGTAGTAATAGTTCCGTCTGACGGAGTACCAACCGTTGATTGAAAACCAAGATGTAAACAACGAATTACTGAACTTACAGGAGGTGCAGCTGTAAACTGAATAGATGTTGAAGTAGGTAATGCATATGCAGTTGTTGGTTGAACAATACCATCAATATAAACTAGTAATGCATTTATAGAACCAACAGCAGCTGTAAGAGTAAATGTTGTTTGTGCAGCTACACCAACAAATTCATCTATCGTAAAATTCTTCAATGCTGTTGTCAACATACCAGTTGTTATAGTATTAGCATTAATTACAGCAGCAGATGTTGTACCAGAAAGATGACCCCCTAATGTAGGATCAGTAACAACTGTAATAAAAGAAAGAGTACCAGAACCATTAGTTGATAATACTTGACCAGCTGAACCATCAGTTACATTTATTTCTGTAACACCAACTGCATTGGCAACTATCTGTGCATTTCCAACAGTACCAGAAATATCACCACCAACTGCTGAACCTGTTACATTAATCGTACCAAAACTAATCGTACCTGAACCATTTGTTTTAATTACCTGATCTGCCGTACCATCTACAAGATTTAATTGAGTAATACCAACTTTATTCGTAACATTACTCATGTCCTCTCTTGCTAATGGATAACCACCTTGAACTGTACCGTCATGAACTACAACAGTATCTTTACTAGTATCAACAGTTGTTTCACCATCATACCCTGTAAAGGTAGTATGTTCTGCTGTTGTTCCTCTTCGTCTTTGAACTCTCTTTGCCATATTAGTTCTCGCTCATCTTTATTAAAAGATTTTTTATTTCTCGCATATCAGTTTTCAAAATATTTATATCATTAATACAGTTATTTAAAATATCTTGTTCTCGTAATCGTTTATCTCTTGCAATCTTATATTGTTCTAAACCACTTCCATCTGTATTCAATACTGCACTAGACAAATTATCTCTAACAAATTTATGTTCACTCATTATGCCAATGCTACTACTCTCATATCTCCGATTCGTGGAACTTTAGTCGTACTCGCACTTGTCATAACTATCTTCATAGCAAAAGTTTTAAATGTTGTATATGTTGCACCACTACTTGTATAATTTACATTAGCTCCTACTGGATCAAATTCATACTCAATAAATTCAGTTTCAGTTAAAGCAACAGTATTAGTCTTTGAAGTCTGAGTCATAACTGTCCAATCTTTATCATCAAATATACCCGGATCATACTGTGATAATACTTTATAATAAATATATACATCCGTACCAGCTGGTTTATTCATAGTGAGATATGTTTTTATATCAGTTGCATCAAAACCATCAGACAAAGTAACTCGTCTTGTAATATACCTTGCCAATGCACTTCCACCAGAAGGTTTAGCTGTTTCATTAGTTGTCAAATTATTAATTCTATTTTCAATTGGAATAACACTTAATCGTTTCGTATCAATATAAGGTGTTATATGTTCACTAGTAGAAGATAGAGTTGCCTTAGCAATAAAACTTCCTGCTGAAGTAGTAATTTTTTGTTGATTATCAAATACATGATTTTCTTTAGCAACCGTACTTGCATAAGTAGAAGTTAATGTACTCGTTGATTGATCGGTTGTTTTAATACCCCAATTAACAGCAGTTTTATTAACAATAATTTCTGAAGGTGTCAAATGCATTGTATCCATCAAATATTCAGTTGAATTTGAATTATGAAATACTGCTTCATGTGTTCCAGCAATTGTAAACGCACATTTATTCAACTTAAAAGTTAAATCTTGATTTTGATTTTGTTCCCATGTACTTGCGTTTTGTGATTTAAATAATACACCAGCATAAGGTTGCTCAGAAACTTTTCTTGTTGTACCTACAAGATTCTGTCCCATCTCTGCAACCCAACTTTCATATTTTAAACTATTAGTCATTACAACGATTGCATATTCACCCGGCATTAAAAAAACAGGTTCACTAAATGCAAAGTTAGTTGCTGTAGCGGCTGTTTCACTTACACCAACACTAGCAGGTAATAAACTAACATCAGAAAATGGTACAACTCTGTTTGTTGGTAATCCTTGTTCTACATCTCTTATATGAATTGATACAGGAATGTTTCCATCATCTTTTGACTTAAAATATAAATCTGTACTTGATAAATAAATTCCGTCTGGATATAAATTTTCATCAACAAGAAATGTTTGAGCCAAAGGATCATTCCAACCAATAGTAACCTGTCTTGTTGCAATTCTAGTTTCTGTACGAATATCGGTTGCACTTCCCATTGCTCCAACATGAATCCTAGGAACTCTTGAAGAAAGAATAACATTTTCTTTTGTTTGTAACATTCCTTGTGCTTGATACATCCGTTCTGCATAAGTGCTAGCTGTTACCAAATTACCATTCACATCATCTGTTAAAAGAAATTGTCGTTCGCCTGTTCGGAATACTAACAACTGAGGATCTTGTTCCAAAGCTAATGCAGGACATGGTATTGCAAACACAAGACCACTAACAGAACCACTATCGTCTGTATAAATTGGATCATTCGCACTACCACCACTAGGAGTACAATAAGATGCAACAGCTGTTTTATCAAAGAAAGGATAAACTCTAGTATTTGGTTTCATACCTTTAACTGATACAGTAATATTTCTTGCACGAATAAATGGAAGTACAGAAACATTAACTACTCGTTCTCCTAATGATGCTTCAACAGTTTCAGAACCAACAATCTCTGTTCGTATTCCTGTTCGTGTTTGTGTTTGATCTGTAGCAAATGTTACATTATCCCACATTCGACCAATACCACGGCTGCCAGCTTGTCTAGCAACTTCTCTTTCATTTCTTCCAGCACCCATATCTTGCCAATCATTCCATTGACTACCAAATCCCAATCCTGCAAGTTGTTCCCATGCATCATTTTCACCAGTTGCGTTAACAATTACTTCTGGTCTATTAGTTGTATCAACCCAATTATCATTTGGAGGATCCAAATTAAGAGTACCAACCCAAGCAACAACATTAAATGGATTTACATTAAGAAATGTACTAGCTTGTGTTTGTGTAACAAACGCAGTTGTTGTAAATGGTAAAGTAATCAAATCATTCATCTTAGAAACACCAGTAGATGAACCAGATATATATGTAAGGTCTGCAATATTAGAATTAAATGGAGGTCTTAATTCTCGATCTCTAAAATCAATTGAACACTTATAATCTGCATTTTTAACATCACCAACACTATGACCTGCAAAATCATCTACCAAAATACCATTTTTGAATCTATCAAGACCAGCTGCATCTTTAATAACCAACGCCTCTGCATCTTTTTCTAATAATGAAAGAGCTGTATAATATTCTACATTATTTAATCGTCTTTCTAACTTACCAATATCTTTCATTGTATATCGTTTGTTTTCGATATATGTTGCAATAACATCAGTTGGAGAAAATGTATATGCAGGAATTTTCAGTTGATACATACTCATTGTATTATCTAAACGAAATGGAGGTACTGGATTATCGGCTGATACTCCTTGATGTACTCCAAACTTTTTTTCTTTACTTAAATATAAAACATCTATTCGTGGCATATAATAACTATAATCTGCCTGCCAGTTAAGATTTGGATATGGAAGTTCTGCACCTGATAAAGTAACAGCACCATTATCTCGGCGTGGTCTGAAATCAATACAATCTCTTAATTCTACTCTTGAACCTGAAGTGGGACTTATATATGCTGGAACATCATCATAACCAGTTGCCGCAGTATAAGAATCAACTGAAAGATAACCAGTACCAGCATGTGTAAAGTAATCAAGAATAACCAAGATTCTACCTGTTGCAGCAGTACCTGTTAATTGGATTCTACCATGATCGTAAAAATTATCTCGTTGTCCATTATCCAATGTCCAGTTAGTTGTTGCTACTGTACTACCAGCTGCAAGACTAACCATAGTTGCACTATATGTTGTACCAGCAATAGCTTCTGTTCCTGCAAAAGTTCCTGAAGTAACAACAAATGTAATAGATGTTGCAGGACTATGTGCAATAACTGTTCCCTTTGCACCACTTGTTCCACCCGTAATTGTTTCACCGGCAATAAAAGTTCCTGTTGCACCAGATACAGTTAATGTTGGTGCTACTGCATCTGTACCGGCATTACCAGAATCGTAAATAGCTTTAATAGAATTTATATCAGATGTATCAAGAGAAGTATATGCAAGGGCTGTTCCAGTAGGTGACGTAATTGCTTTGGTTGCATTTTTAACAAGAGTTTTAACTCTCTCTTGTTTTGCATCAACATTCATAGTAACAATGAAATTAAATGTTGCACTCAAGGAATTGTCACCAGTAAAAATCGTTACTGATTGTCCATTACCAGCTACAGTAACAGTTGCTTGTGCAGGAGAACTTGTATTAAGATTTACAATAGTACCAGCGGCATCTTGTGCGTGGTAATGTTGACCAACTACTGAACCACTCAATAAACCAGTTCCATAAAATGTTTCACTACTTCCACCAGAAGTTAGAGTACAAGTACCAGAACTAATTGAAACACTAGCAAATGTTCTTTGTATTGTATAACTAGTATCAACAGCATTTGAAGCATCACGAATTGTTTTAATCGTATCTTGAGGTAATTTAAATACTAATGAATTAAAATCTGTTTCAAATAATTTTGCATCACCACCAGATACTCCACCTACTTTACCCGTATTATCAATATTACATTTTGATGTAATAGAAGCAGGAGCCAACACAGCAGTTGCCGCGGCACCTGAACCTCCACCACCAGAAAAAGCAATAGTAGGTACTGAAGTATAACCCGAACCAGCAGCAGTAATAGTAATAGAAGCTACAGCATTACTTGAAAGAACTGCTGTACCTGCAGCTCCAGTTCCTCCACCACCACTAAACGCAACAGTAGGTACAGAAGAATAACTTGAACCACCAGCTGTAATAGTAGCAGAAGCTACAGTAGATGTTGTTAAATTTGTAGCACTAGGAATAGTAATACTTTCAACAGCACCAAAATCTCCTGAAGTCATAGTAACATCATAAAGATACATATTATGAGGACCACTATATGTAGTCTGTGTTAGCTGACGAACTCTTGCCGTACCAACTTTACTACTTGTATAATTAGTAGGACTTAGTAAACTAATACTTGCATGAGCCACATTATGTAAATCAACAGTAGCAAGAGTTGTTACATTATATAATCCGGTTAAACTACTAACAATTGCATAATTACCATATTGCATCAAACGATCAAAATTATTTACATTCTTATAATCTCTAGCTCGATCAACATCAACGTCAGTTGAAATTAATGTTTCAAATTCATGTCCATAAATATATGCTTTACCTGGGTCTAATCTTGCAGTCCACTTAGTTGCAACAGACGCATGATTTTTCTTTTGAAGTGGAAAATGTCTTACTGTATAACTTCCAGATTCATCAAATGTTCTACGAGCAAATGTTTCTTCTAATACTGAATAAATTGGATATGGATTATCAGCATGCTTAACACCACCTACCAATCTAGTAATTTCTATAAAATCTATATCATCTGTAGATGATGTTGTTTTCTTCGTAAGTGTAAGAACATACTTCAAACGATCAGCACCCGGAGCTGCATAGTTATATGCTCCTTGTGCATTATCCAACAAAGTTGTATCTTCTCCAGAGTCAACAACTTCTGCTGTGACTTGAAATCCAATTCTGTATGTTGGAGTATTTGTATAATTATCTAATATTACGGTTCCAGAAGATACTCGTATAAAATTACCATTAAAGTAATAATAACCAGCATCATTAGAAACAGCACAACCTGTTCCAGTAGGAGAAGATGCAGCTGCATAAACAGAAGAAGATAAATCTGTTGCAGAAATTCTTTCACCACCAAGAAATGCAGCAGATGTATTAAGAGTAGCAACTGCTACCGCAGACGATCCACCACCACTTGTAATTGTAACAGTTGGAGTTGAAGTATATCCAGAACCCTTAGCTGTTACATTAACACCAACAACAGTCTGTGCAGAAGCACCAGCAGTACCAACCACAGCTACAGCAGTAGCTCCAGTTCCACCACCACCTGTAATGGCAACAGTTGGAGTTGAAGTATATCCAGTACCAGCATTTGTTACTCTAATACCCTGAACATTTGCTGTGACAGCACCACCTGTAAGATACTTAACCCATATAGTATTAGGATCACCAGTAGTTGCATTGACAGCAGCAGTATTAACAACTCTTGCTATTGTTCCAGATTGACTTCCAACAATAGTTTTACCAGCTAAGTCAGCTACTGTAATATTTGTACTATTATATTGTGCTTGTAATTTCACATATTCATAATCTGTATCAATATGTAATGCACCACCAGATACTCGACTACCATTTGCAAATATATGATTACCAAATCGTTTGAACTGATTTCTTAATATTGTTTGTTCTTGAGTAAGTTCTCTTGCTTGAACAGCAACAGCAGGTTTATATAAAACTTGATGAAAGTCTTTATTTTCATCATAATCATCAAAGTAAGGACTTTGATTAAGATTTAAATTTATATTGGTTGTCATGTATTATACCCTTCTTAAAATTCAACGACTAACTTAACATCTTCTGTTTGGTCAGATGCACGATTGATTGGAGCTCGATATTCTACATAAATCATTTCTCCAGAATCATCATCCATTTCTGCACCAGAATATGTAGCTGCTGTAGGTGCCGCACCACTTATAAGTGGATTTGCAATTAGAATTACTTTTCTAAAATCATCTCCTACTGTAAAATCACCACCTTCAGTTCCAACTAAACGAATATTCAACATTACATAAGCACCACCAAGTTCTGTCTTTGCATTTTTACCATGTCCATTCTTAGGAGAGATTCGTGGTTCAAGAGTAGCACCCGACCCACCACCAAGTGTAAGAGTTGCTGTTGCATAACGATACCCTGCACCAACTGCTGTCATAGCAATTTTCTTTATAACACCACCAACAACACTTGAACATCTTGCTGTTGCAGTTGTAGTTGGTGCTGGTGTTTCTGATCCATGAGAAATTGTAACAAGGGGCATTACTTCATAAACACTATCGTTAGCTGGATTTGTTGTCCATGTAGAAACTGTTGCAACTTTTGTTGCACCAACATAATCTGTAATAACTTTTATTTGTCCACTTCCAGTACCAGAAGAAATATAAACTGTCATACCATTATAAATGTCATTTGTAGCAGAAGCTGTAGCAGCCAATGTAATAGTTGTTGCCGCACCAGCCTGTGCAGTACCTGTATGAGTATTTACATATCCTGTTCCACCTGCTGTAACATCTATATGATCTATAGCACCATCTACTGCTGCTTGCTGAACATCCCATTGTGCATTACCATCATCTGATGTAAGATATTTCACAGGAATCCAATCTGTCGTTACATATTTTAAAACATCTGCTTGCTGAACTTCATACATGAATTTCCAACGATAATTATCTGATGTTTCAATAATAGTAGCAAGCTGTCCAGTAGGTTTAACTGTGGATGCTGCACCCCCATAATTACTGATACACTTATAGACATTATACTGATCTGTCATTACAAAAAATGTTTGGTCAATCTGGTCATCTTGAAGATGACTATATTCTGCATATACCGTACTCATTGTCCAATCTACTCTCTTAACAACATGAGATATATCCGTGGAATTAATCAGTTTAGCAGCTATCATATCATTATGATGAACATATGGTGCTGATGTCGTATCTATGGGAGTAGGAAGCGAAGTATCAGTCGGTGTTCCTGCATATTGTCTTAAATCAGCACCAGACCAAGCTGTAGCCTTTCCTATCATCAGATATACCTTATTAGTCGAAAAAGAACTAATAAAATTATCTGCGTTATAGGTTCTAAATGCGTTTGTTATAATAGCTGGCATAACTAAAATCCTTATTTAAATTCTGTTTTATTTATAATATTTATAATATTTATACATTAAAATTTCCTTTTAAGTATTTATACAATACTAATTTCACTATTCATAGTTCTTCTTTGCTTTTCGTTAAAGTTAATACTATACGTTGAAATCTTCTCATCTTTAAACTCATTAATAGACCAACCGCCACCCATATTCTCTCGTTCTACAGAATAAATTGTCGTACCATATCGTGTTTTTGAAGTATGAGTTTCATAAAGCATATACCCACCTGTAACTGGTTGTCCATTTCCTGTAGAACCAGCAGTTATAGCTTTAGCTTTTGCACCAGTTCCAGAACCTGAATCTGTGATCGTAATCGTTGGAGGAGAAGTATATCCTGACCCACCAGCCGTAACTGTAAATCCAATCACAGCATCAGGAATCGTTTCAAGATAACTACCACCAAGACCAGAGCCAGATGTTAAATTTGAACCAATAATAGGTGTGAGAACTGCACCCGTTCCCCCGCCACCAGAAAGAGTAACAGAAATTGTTCCAGAAGTATATCCAGAACCACCTGCTCTATATATAGAGTTTGAATAACCACCTTCTCTCTTAAATTTATTTTGTTCTACTTGTCTACGCATAGGTCCTAATTGTAATGAACCTAGAAGCCCACCAACAATTGATCCCCAATCTTCTGATGCAGAAATAGTACCATCGGTAATTAAACCCCAATCTTCATTTGCAGGAGGAAGATCAAAAGATTGCTGAACAAAAAACCAATCATCAAAGTCTGCTGATATTAATACAATAATAGGTAAATCTATTTCATAAATATGCCAATCTGAATGTCCACCATCTCCATTCTGATAACCACTATGTGGCCAAGCAGCACCAGAAGGCCACTCAGGTAAATTTTGATATAACGTATTATTTAATTTTACTGGCGGAGCAATATCACCATCATGGAAAATAACTTTATATGGCCAATAGTGAACATACGGAGCACGAAAATCTGATTCACCAGGTTTCACCCTTAAAGATGTATCTAATAATCCAGTAATTAATGTTCTACCCCATAATGAAAGACCTGCCGGATGTACTAATCGTTTAACATAATCTCTCCACTTGTCAATCGTATTTCCAGATTTAATTACATAAGAAAAGGCTTGGTAATATAAACTATCTTGAATATAATTTGCAGATGAAATAAAACCATCATCACCAACCCATCTTGTATTAGCTTCATTTTCATAACCACCAATAATCGCTGTACCAGTTGCATTTCCACCACCAATACCAGAAAAATCTAATGTTGGTATTGATTGATAATGAAATCCACCATTTACTATTTTTAAAGTTTTAATTCCCCCGATACCTGCACCACCTAATGTAATATTCGCACCCGTTCCAGTACCACCTCCTGAAATAGTTGGAACTACTTTATAACCATAACCATTGTGTTCAAACTCTACTGCTGTAATCACTCCAGAATTTACTGTCTTTACAAGTACACTACAAGTTCTTCCATCAATTTCCAGTTTATCAGTATTGTTGATTGTAAGTTTATCACCAACAACATATCCAGTTCCACCAGATACAATTGTTGCTGTTGTAATACTTCCAGTTGTTAAACTATCAATAAGAAATTGTGCTCCAGTAGCACCTGCACCACCACCTGAAATTGGAATATTTGTTTCAACAGCATATCCACTACCTACATTGGTTATATTATAACCAGTTACCATTCCATCCAGAGTAAATGTAAGAGTTCCATCTGTAATAGTTTCAGCTCGTTGAAATATTCCAGCAACTTTAGAAAGATAAATAGTAGAAACTTCAAATGTTCCCATTTGTTCTTTAATAACCAATTCTACAACACCAGTAGTACCAGATGTTCCACCAGTAATTGTTTTACCAGCCAACTCAAAAACCGCACCAGTTCCACTTGTATCAACACATCTTAAAATCTTGTCTTTAGTATATCGACCATCTGATACACGAAGCATATCAACAGATGGATAATAAAATTCAATCTCCTCTTTATATAATAAACGAAAAAGAAATTGAAAAGATTTCTCACTACCTTTAGAACGATAAAAATCTCTTAAATGTTTTAATACTTGTGGTTTATTAGCATTAGCAAATACTGCCTCTGGAATATCTTTACCAAATTGCTTTTTAAAATATTTTAAAAAATCATCAACTGTTTTATCAACATTAAAATAATTTTTTAAATTACCAACAATTTCATATGGTTTACCAATTTGTTCCATGTACTCATAATAAGCTTCCAAGAAAGCTACGAATGTAGCATGATCTTGTTTTACAAAATCTGGTAACTGTCCTTCTACCTTAACAGATATGACTTCATCAAATGAAGGATGTATAGGATGATTAGGAGATACTGTTGCCATCTTAGATTATTGTTTCTGCAACCATAGTAATATTAATAGCTGCTGTATCAGTTGTATCAGTCGTTAATATTTGTTCTCGTAATGGAGTAATATCTTGATTATTAACTGAAGGTGTTATAGTTAATTTAATATTTGTTGTTCCATCTGAAATTGTATAAGGAGTAAAATTATTTAATAGCACTTTACCTGTAGTATAATCAACTGTTCCTTGATTCTGTGATCCATCTGGTAAAGTAAAATATACTGCTGGACTATCAACTACACCACTTGTTGTTTTAGCTACTTTAACTATTCCTGCACTATCATCAACCAATGAATATGTAGCACCATCACTAGCTGTAAAAGAAGTAGTAGTCAATGTTCCTTTTATTACAGGGTCATTAAACTCCATTGTATAAGTAGCAGTTGTTGCTAATGTTGCAGGAGTTATTCTCATTTGATATTTAATAGATGTCTTACTATTTCTAATTGCACTATCTGTATTATCTATTATTTTTGTCAAAACTGAATATCTAAATTTTTGGTCAAATTTCTGTAAATTAGAAGTAAAATAATCTGTAATAGAAGTATCAATTGCTGATTTTAAAACATTTTCACTTGTCAATAAAGTAACAGGATCATAATTAACTGTCGTGGTAATAAGAAGATAATAAAAAATAGGATCCACAATCTCTGGTATAACTGTAACAACATTTGATTTTTTAAGTATAGAAGTTTTTATATCATCTTTTGTTGTATTACTATATGTTGTATTTCCCGATGGTTTAACAGCTATATATACTTTACCATAAACAGGTGGACTTGCATCTTCACCACCATAAACAGTAATAGAATTTATATCACTTCTTTCTGCCAATAAGATTGCTTTATAATCATCTTTAGTTGTTGCTCGTTTCTGTGCTTGATATAACTTAGGTGCATTATTTTTTAGAGAATTAATAGACTCTGCAGCTGATCCACCAGAAGCTACAGAAGCAACAGTCAAAGTATAATTTGCAGAAGTCAATCCAGCAACAGAACCAACAGCTGTAAATGCATTTGCTTTATTTGCAGTAACACCACCAGTAACCAGATATTCAATAAAAATAATATTACCATCTGATAATTGTTGACCAACTGCTCCATCTCCAAAAATAAGTTCATATTTTCCTTCCTCAACTTCTTGAAGAAAATAAACTTTTTGTGTAGAAGTAATTGTTGTTACATCCAGAGAATTACCATCGGCCCAAGTAACTACTGTTGTATCAGTTGAAGAATTTTGAACTGTAACTGATATTGTAGATGTATCAACATTTACATTTGGAATAATAAATCGTTGAGTCGTGTCTGCTAAATCAACTGTAT